ATACATTCTAGGGTTTTGTATATATTGCTTGTGAAGTTTAAGATAATGGTAATAGTTTGTTCTATGCTTACAAAAGTGTTTAGCTAGTTGTGCTGGTTTCATACCACATTCCATAAGTATATTACATATTACCATACGAGCCATTACTTGCTCTTTGTACTTTGTCTTAACATTTATATCGTCTTGCTCGACAGATATATGCTTTGATGTTATAAACATCAGTAGTTCTATTTCTTTAGTTAAGTTCACTATCTTGTAGTTTTATGGTTATCGTCATCATTTAAAATCTTGTAAATGTCAGGTTCAATTTCTTTTATCTTTCGATAGATTGCCCTTACATCTTTCATTACCTCTTGCCTAGTGGTCTTAGGTATGTCAGTACCTGTAACAGTTGTTACAAGGGATTGAGCCTTTGCTAATAGTTTACTTGTTGTCTTTTTCATAAGTCTGTATAAAAGTCTTTTTGGTTTTGTTCGTACTCATAATCTTCTATCATATCAGGATATGCTTCTTCACATTCCATACATATAGATACTTCTTCATCTTCTATTAATCGTACCTCGTTATCAGCACCACAACAAGAAGTTACCATATCAGTACAGTTATCTCTATCTGTTGCTAGTTTATATTGGTCGTAAGTCATAATTAAAAGGGATTATCTTCGCCAAAGGAATTATCAAAACTATCTAACTTTTCTTCTTTAGATTGCTTAAACTTCCAAGCATCAGCAGATGTATAATAGTTGCCCTTATACTCTCTTGATGATAGGTTAAACAATACAGTAACCTCATCGCCTATTGTTACATCTCTAAGTAAATCTACTTTGTCTTGACCGAACAGATTAAAGCATAACTCTGAATTGTATTGACCACCTGTGTCAATTACAAACGATTGCTTTACCCATTGTTTACCAGCTTTGCTAGTTCCACTTTGTAAGTCTAATACTTTGACTAACTTACCTTTCATTTCTAAACTCATAATATTTAATTTAATTGGTTAATTTATCTTTTAAAACTTTCACTTTCATCTTCGCCAAACACACCTAATGCGTAAAGTCCAGCTAACTTTAGTACTGCCCTACTCATCGCCCTTTTCTCTGCCATTTCCATAACATACCAAGAGTTAGTGTTACCATCTTTATACCCCTCGCCTTTTAAGGCACTACCAAAGGTTTCTATGGCACTTTCTTCGTGTAGGTTAGCACTAGCCTTAACTACTGCAAAGTTTGGCTCACATCGTATAACATCGTAAGAGATATATATACTTAGGTTTGCTTGTATCTTGTCTATGCCACTACGAGTAATGATAGTGTAGTGCTGGTGCTTAAACAAATCATCAGAAGTCAATCCGTTCTCTTTAAACACTCTGTTTAATGTTTCTTGCTTTGTCATATTAATATGCGACTAAATTAATAATTCCTATAATATCTAGCACTATTAAAAGGGTGGCTAGACTTAACCCTAAAGCTATTGTTATCTTAGTATCTCTTTTCATTATTAATTAATTGAGTTAAACTTTTTAACATTTCTTTTGTCATTATATAAGCATCTATCTTGCCTTGTGCATAATTCTCTAATCGTTCATTGTCTTGACCTTTCCAATAGACTTGCTTATCTTCTGCATTTTGTAATAGTTCTTCTATTGACTTTAGTTTGCTTTGTATGTAATAGTTTACATCACCTAGTTTGACTTTCTCTACTTGTACTTTACAAGTGTTGTCATAAATTTCTTGAAATTTTTGCATAATAATAATTGTTTTAGTTATACCACCAAAACCTCGCATTTCTTTCAGTGCGAGGTGGTGGAGTTAGTTGTTTTAAAGTTTAGAAATACTTATAGGTCTTTTGCCTATTTGCTCCCATATAAATTCGTGAGCATTAGTTACATTGTTAAAGGGTAAACTCATTATAATAGGCTGACTACCTTTAGTTACCCATACTTGCCATTGTGTTAATGTTTTCACTATTTTTGTTTTTAATTAATAATTGTTTTGTCTGACAAACATACAACTATTTTTACAATTCACAAAAATAAGTTTATAAGTTATTAACAATTATAATGTTAATATATATAACTACTAGATAGTATTATATATTAATTTATAATAATATATATAGAGTATATTCTTGTTAGTGTTACTTCGTTGTTACGCTTTAAGTGTAAGTAACTGACTATAAGGGCATTAGGATATTTATAGGAAGTGTGCCATTTTCTTTGACTACCATACACCCTATTGCTGGTTTCTTTCCAGCTTTAGCGTATGCCATAGCATAACTCTCGTGGTCAATACCACAACCTACTTGACTGCCGAAGATACGATACTTCTGACCTACATAGTGTTCAGTATAGCATTGTGTGTGTAGATGTCCTTGTACTGTATTCATCATATCGGCTCTGCATTTAGTTCTTGCAGTACCAGCTTCGCCGTGTATGTATTGCACATCATCTTTTACATAGCGTTCTACAAAATCCCAATTAGGCGTTTCTAAGACATCTTTGTAGCTTTTAATCCACTTACTAGGTATTGCACTCGTTTGTGCCTTACGCATTATTATTCTGTCGTGGTTGCCTATTAATACTGTTGCTATTGGGAACGCTTCGTACCATTTTGCTATTTTACTTATAGCTGTGTCTAATTCATCAGCACCTCCCATACCATCAGCAGATGTTTCGTGATAGCTTGAGTAGTGGTTATCTATGACATCGCCAATAAATACAACCTCGTTGCAGTTATGTGTGTGGTATTGTTCTAGGCAAAATTCTAAATAGCCATCTAAACAGAAAGGCTCGTGTATATCGCCAATAACCAATATGTTATTAGTTTTGTGTTTGCGATAGTTTTGTAGTAGTAGTTCTTCATCAGGTTTTAATCGGTAACGATTATTTGGCATAGTGTTATTTTTTAATTTTCTCTAATCCCCTAGAGCCGAAGTATGCACCTATAACAGTAATTAAAACTATCTGTAACAAGTCCACCCATTTGTCCTCTACGACAAATTGAATTACTCCAGCATCTATAAATATAAGCAAAGTAGTAGAAACTACAAGCCAAGCTAAGACTAATGGTCTGATACTCTTAGATAGCCAACTATCACTTTGCATATCAGATTGCCAACGCTTAGTTACTTCTTGTTCTATAACTACTCTGTTTTCATTTAATATCTTTTCTAGTTCGTTCTTGAGTGTTAGTTTTTCTTCTTGCGAAGTTACAACCTCATCGACTATTTCAGACGCATCGCCTAAAAGTTTTGAAAATAAATTTGTTAATAAAGCCATATTGCATTAGGTTTATCATTATCTAAATCGCTGTGTATGAACGACTTACCTACACCAATTCTACGAAAACCAACCTTAATTAGTGCAGTAAGTATCTTTTGTCTATGGTCGCTATTAGTACAAGCTATATCAACTGCTAATCCTTTAATATGACTAGAGCCTACTCGACCACCTACATCTAAATTGTGTTTTGGTGTTCTATATCCACTTGTTATTTTAAAAGGTACACCAGCTATCTCTCTTGCTTCATCTAGCTTATGTAAGAGGTCTATGCACATCTTACCACCATCGCTAGTAGGTAATCCACTACCCTCTAATGTAGGGCAGTCAAATTCTTCAAAATTAAAATGTTTTAACATTTACCTTGTCCTCTGTATTTATGTTTGTAACCACTCTGCCCTTTAGATGCGTTTTTAGAGTGTCTATTTGGTCTTTTCTTCTTCGCTTTCTTGCGATATGTTCCACCTATTAGTTTAGCCATTATTTTCTTTTACGATATGATATATACTTGTCTATTGTATAAATGATAGATACACATAACAGAATGATTTGCAGTACTTGCTCAACCTCTGTAAAGCTAATCATTAGCGTAACGCTATTTAATCCTAGTACATCTGCGTTTTGACTTATCAGACTTTTCATTATCTTTCTTTGTTAAATAGCTTTTTAGCTTTGTTATATTTTCTTCTTTTATTTTATATGTCGAAACTCGCATCTAAGAAACTTCTAAGTGTTATTCTATTACTTTGCTCGTGTCTATCCAATACTATACCACTAAAGTAAGTATCTTTTGTAGGTGCTAAATCCCCATTACTATTAGTAGTGTATTCAGGGAACAAATGGTTATTGTTACATAGATAATCTACTAACCTTGTAGCGTAGTATTCAGCAGTGTTCTTTACTATCTCTCGCATATACTTAATATCTTCAAGAGATGCTGGAGTAGATGTTTCTGAAATCTTACGTACTATATCCTTGTTCATTATTTTGTATGATAAAAAAGGTAAACACTCATACAAAGCATAGTGAATTAGTACAGGTTGTATATAGTCATCAGTAAATGTTTTGTAGTTACCTGTAAGTGAACCACCTGTTATATCTGCTTGTATCTTATCGTACAAGTCAGTACCTAACAACTGATGTATATGAATATCTTGTGCTACCTTAATGTATGGTAACAATAACTCTACATCTACATTACCATTGATAGTAGTAGATTTTTTTATAGTGTCCTCACTTACAAATAATACTGCCATAGTTTAATATGTTGCTTTAGCTTTTTTTAGCTTTTTTATTTCTTGGTCGATAGTCTTAATACTTTTACTGACTTCTTCTGCGTATGCTTTTATTTTACCTTGTGGTTCTACACCTAGTTCTTTAGTCATTTGTTCTATTTTCTGATAACTTGCGTTTGCTCTCAAATATGCTTTACCAGCTTCTTTATATATATCTATTGCTTTATTAATAGCATTAGTTATATTGACTGTTTGTAATATTGCGTTACTTTCTATATCATTAGCTTTACTAAACGCTTTTTCAAAGTCATCTACTATATTTAACTCTACTTTATGCGTGTCTAGTTCTATACCATTGAATAGTTTACCTAGTGCTATGTTTAATTCTTTATTGTTCATTTTATATGTTTTAAAGTTCCTTTACCACCTATTTTAATAATAGTGTCTATTGTTTCTTTTGTAAATGGTTTTAACATTATGCTTTTTGTTTTCTTACTTTTTCTACTAAACTCATAGCTTCACCAGCTCTATTTTTCAATATTCTTAAATAGCTAATATCACTTTTTAAACTTTGTACTTCTTTATCTACACCTAAATCTTCTGCTAATTTTAGTGCCTTTTCCATTTTACCCTCTAATGCACTAAAATCACCTACAAAACTGCTAAATTGAAATGCAGATGGTGTTACATCATTGATAGTATTATTATATTTTTTTATAGTGTTAGTCATTTCACGTCTAACTGTGCTTAGTTTTTCTAACTCAACCCTTTCAGATTTTAAATTAAGTCTGTTTTGTTCTTCACTTAAATTTTTAAAGTAATTCATTTTAATATCCTTTTTATTTTCTTATAAAACCTTTATCTGCTCTACGCTTTGGTGCGATAGCAACACTTCTTTCACTTTTCTTTTGTGGTTCAGGCTTAAATCCAGCACTTCTAGCTTTAGCAACACTTACAACCTTATCTGTATTAAGTGGTCTTTCTCCCATCTTAGTAACATATATTCTACGATACCATCTATGATGACAATTACCACCACCTTTATACAACCATATAGAGTAAGTATCTGCGCCACCAGCACCCCAACCTTTATTTACAGGCATTTTACCCATTCTTAATATATCCTCTTTACGATATACTTTGTTAGCTGCTAACATCTTCTTGCAAAACTCTCTACTATTGCCCTCTTTTTCTCTTTTTAAACCTTTATCTTCATTGTAGTAATATCTTACTCTGTAAAGGTTACCTTCTCTATCAGTACCATCTTGTTCAGATTTTGCTCTTGGTATTGCTCTACCTGTATTAGCTAATTCTAACTTCTCTAAGTTATATTCAAAATCAAAATCAGGGTGTTCGCCCTCTGCATCATCTTCATCTACTAACTCCCAATTATCTAAGTCCTCATCTTCACCAAACTCTGTTAAGAATTTATCTAACTCTGTATATTCAGCTAGGTTTTGTTCTTCAGCTACTGTTTCTTCTTCAACCTCTAATGGTGCATATCCTAATTCCTCTCTAATCTCATCTTGTGTAAGTACTTCTTTAAGCGTATCAGCATCAAACATAGAATTTAACGGCTTAACATCTTTTATGCTCAATGGTATGGTAACACCATTTACTGCTAAAAGTTTCTTAAAAGTCTTTAAAAGCTGATTTTGGAATGGTTTTACTACACTATTCATATATAACTCATATGCTTGTAGTAATTCGTTACGACCACCTAATTGCCCCTCTGTCTTAACACCTAAAAGCATAGGACTTGTAACCCTATGACCTATCATTATGTTTTGTACGCATAACTCATTAAGTACTGTATATTGCTTATCTGCATCAGATACTTGTATAGGTATAATTTCAGGCTTACTATTAGCATCATCACTAAAAGTAAGTACAAATTTACCAGCATTATTAGAGCCTGTAAACTTCTTAGCTATTTGTCTTTCTATCTGTACTCGTTCTTCTCTTGTTGGTATCCCTGATGCGAAATTAATAAAGTACGAGCCACTAAAACCATTAGTGATATTGTTTAAGTGAAAGTCAGATGTTAAATTATCTATCTGTATCCAATTCGTACTTGCTACATAATCAGGAGTGTGGTACAATTCCATAGCTGGAGAGTATAAACCACTATATAATAATTGGCTACCCTCACTTCTATCCATCATATTAAATGGTGCGATGTGTTTAGGTGCGTATTCTTTCTTTCTGTATTGTGTCCAATCTGTACTTAGGTAATAGCAAGGTACTTTACCATCTTCATTAGGTACACCTATTCTAACTTGCTCAACAGGTACGTGGTGTAGTTCAGCTATCTTAGTCTTATCTTTAGACCATATTACATTGATAGCGTATGCACCTTGTAGTTTTAAATCAAATGATAACTTAACAAATAATTCGTGTGCGCTTTCTGTACCATTAACTGCTGCTAAGAACTTCTTTAATGCTACATATTGCTCTAAATTATCGCTATCTTCTACAATAAAGTCCTCACCAGCAATCATAGATGCAGTAGCGTTAATAATCGCACTATTTGTAGCACTATTATTATATAAATCTATAATGTATTGTGGGTAGTTGTTTTTGTACTCGCCATCACCGTAGCCAATCCAATCAGCACCGTTTACTTCGATACTCTTTGGCTGAACTTCGTTAGTTAGATTTATGTTAATTAGTCTTTCTTTCATTAGAATTTGTATTCGTTAT